TCAGGGCCGGATGGTCACCGTTTCCTTGCGCGGCCTTCCGCCATCGGTGCCCGGCACCAGCACGGTGACCACGCAGACGGTCTGACCGCCCTCCTCGCGGCTCGACACCGACAGCACCTGCCCGCCGGTCTGCGCCGCCGCCTGGGCCGCAGCGCCCGAGCAGTCCACCTGCACAATCTCGAAGCTCTCGTCCGGGCGCTCCGACCAGTCGAAACCCTCGACCGTCTGCGCCGCCGGCGCTTGTCCGCCTGTCGCCGCGCCTGCCATGCCGGGCAGCATGATGATCAGGAGGCAGGCGATGATGGGTGGCGGTATGGTCATGAGGGCCTGGGAATGAGCCTGAGGGCCGCCGGGCGTGACGGTCTTGCTTCTACCTAGCAGCATGTCGCTGAACGACGAATGAATGTAGGCGGCGAACTTTCGCCCGCCGCCGTCTGCCCATGCTAGCGAAGCGTCTTCTGTGCCGCCAGCCGGCCGATGATCGCCACCACGGCGCCGATCGCCGCCGCCGCGCTGGTCAGCGCGACCGTCAACGCCTCATGGGTCGCCGCGTCGAGCGGAATGCCGAACAGGCCGGCGACCGCCGCGACAAGCGCGACGATGCCGCCCCAGATGCTGCGGGACTGGTACCAGGGTTTTTCCTCGGTCATGCGCGTCTCCTTTCGCTGGTTTTGGATGGTTTCCGGTTTCAGATCAGCCGACTTATCACTGTGCTCCGCGCCGTCCCGGCGCCCCATTGCGGGCTCACCTGCGCGACGCTCAGCGTCAGCGCGGCCGGCATCGTCCCGAAGGCCGCCGCCACCTCCCCGGCCGGCACGACGAGCGCCGGGCCGTCCGCCTCCCGCACGAGCAGCCCGCCGGCCCCGTCGGTGATCTCGATGCGGTACAGTTCGCGCTCCTCGCCGAGCGGCACGTCGATGCCGTCCCAGCCGTCGCCGCCGACACGGGTCCGCCGGATCCAGGCCGCCGTCAGGCTGCCGTCAGCCGCCAACGCCCAGCGCAGATGCACCGGCGACAGCGGCTTCACCGAGCGGCTGCCCAAGGCCGCCGAAAGCGTCACCGTCGCCGGATCGTCCAGCGGCCGGCCGAGCGGCGCGATTCGCCAGGAAAGGCTCCGCCCGACATCCCGGCTCGTCAGCCCGAGGTCGCCGGCGCCGGCGTCCAGCAGCACGAAGGCCGCGCCGACCTCCGCACCCAACGCCATCGCGTCCTCGGTCCCGCCCTGCGCCCGCAGCAGGCCGCGAAGCTCGAACTCGCCCGGTGCCACCTCCTCGGTCGTCTCGAACTGCAGCACCTCCCAGAGACCTGGCGCGCACTCGACGGCGCAGAGATTGCCGCCGTCCAGCATCGCCGCTTTCGAGATCGACGCCAACGCGCCGCGATGCAGCCGAACGCGCGGCCGGTTGGTCCGATCGACGATCCCGACCGGTCCCGCCGCCAGCGCCCGCGAGAGAATGCCGGCGGTCGCCGGGCGCGTCGCCGTCGCCCGCCGCTCCTGCGGCCCGTCGACGCCGGCGGCCGTGATCGCATAGGGAACCCACGGCTTCGCCACCACGGCGAAGCGCGCCCCGGCAATCCCCTCGCCGCCATCCGGCAGCGGCAGGTCGAGGAGATGCACCACCGGCCGGGACGCCAACCCCGGCCGGCCCGGCTGCGGCGCCGGTCCAGGCGCCCCCTGGTCGGGCATCGCCCGTCGGCGCGGCGGCAGGCGCCGTGCCTCGACGCGCCGTGCCGCGCCCGTCTCGATCCGCGTCACCAGCCACTCGCCCGACCGCTCGGCCAGCGTCACCACGTCGCCGGTCTCGAGCCCCAGCAGCGACGGCGCGACGGCAAAACGGGCGGTCTCGGACACGCCGGCCGCCTCCTGCAGCATCGCCGCCGCCAGCACCCGCGCCTCGCCTTCCTCCAGCACCACCGGCAGGTCGACGATCTCCTTGCGCGGATGCGCCGCCCCGGCCCTTGCCGCCTCGGCCGAACCCGGCTGGTAGGCGCGCGCCGGATCGAGAAAGCTCAGCGAGATCTCTTCCGCCGTCTCGCCGGCCTCGCCCCGCCGCCGCTCGACATAGGCGCCCTCGTCGTCGACGAACGCGTCGATCGCCGTCGCCGGCGACACCCGCGCCAGCGACCGGAACACCAGCCGCCCACCGGGCGCATGCGCCAGCGTGCCGGTCAGCCGCATCAGCTCTTCCAGCGAGCGCCGCGCCGTGTCCGGGCCCGAGACGACGAAGCCCGCGACCGAGGCCTCGACGCCCGAGACGTCGTAGTTGCCGATGCCATGGTCATCGAGGATCGCCGCGATCAGCGCGTCCACCGGCGCGTTCGCCAGCCTACCGCTCAGCCAGTGGCCGCGACGCCAGTTGTCGCCATCGCTCCAGATGTCGGTTCGGGCCGGAAACGCCGGATAAGCCCGCGCGTCCCAGGTCCAGAGATGCGCCCTTATGTAGCAGATGCACCAGTCTCGGCGGTCAGTCCGCTGAGGGGCGGTGAGGCATGATCGCGCTAGCTACGCTGGCCGCTGTAGTGGCGTACTCCGCTCTGGCCGCGACCGGAAATAACCTAACGCATCTTGGAGGCCATATCCCACCATCTGGCTTCGACATGGAACGGGTCGCCATTTTCAATGCTTGTGGAGCCTTGGATTGCGAGGACCTTGAAGGTGAAGCACTCATGGTTCGGGATAATGGTTCTGTAAACAACCCCGATGAACATCTTGTATTTGAGGCTCAAAAATTCGCCGGCAGAAGCAAAGTCCTTCTCATGCACCACACAATCCACCCGAATAGAGCGAACCTCGTTGGGTCCGAGTGCATCATTTCCTCCGCCCGTCCGACGAGATGTTGTGGCGCCATCGAACCATCGAGGCCCAAGCTTGGGATCGTTGTTGAAAAGCGAAACGATATCGATGTAAAAGCACAAATCCGTGGCCGGGGAGCGGCCGGTGTTCTCAATGCTGGCATCTACACTGACGAAAATATTGTCACTTTCGCGAAAGATCGGGCCGATCGAGTTAATCTTCACGATCAGCCATGCTCTAAGATCAGCACGACTATGCTGATCAGCGATGTCGTTGGCTCGCCTCGCTTGGTCGACGGCAGCGGTGTTGGCGTTCAAGGATCGCCAGACGAACACTATGCCGACGGCAGTGACCCCGACGCTAGCCAGCGTGGCCCACAATACACCCTCGGCCCAGTCCGCCATCTCCCGTTGAGCATTCAGATCTTCCTCGGCGCGTCTCTCTGCGCGATCTGCTTCGGGGGCATTTTCGGCGCACTCCCGCGCCTGCTCGACGCTGGGCAGCATGAGGCAGCTGCGATAGTGGCCTTCACGCTGAGCATAGGAAGCGTTTTCAGCCTCGTTTTGCTGATAGGCGCGCTGGTATCCCTTTGACGAAGCGACCGTGAAGGCCACCAACGCAATAAGTGAGAGGCCGATGGCGATGATTAGCCAAGTTGCAAATGTTCCGTCCCTAATGCGGCTAGACATTGAAGCAAGAATCCTGCGGTGAATTTCCCCCGGCTCACCTTATTGCGCAGGTTCCGTTCTGTCTCCTCAACCCCGATAGCCGCAAGCTTCTCAACGAGCTGCGCATAGGTCACGCTCCTGCGGGCCATCTCGCCCCGTAGAATGCCCTTCGCCTTCTCTTCCCAGTCCGTCCGCTCGACCATCTATATCGCTCCACTCGTTTCGCTACCGAGCATGTAGCGTCCCACGGGGCTTTTGTCATCATTTAAGGTGCTTAAGCCCTTGACACGATGATGCGATGTCATCATATCTAGTGCACAAGCACTGGAAACGATGACAATGGCACAGCACTTCCTTCTCTCCGCAAAAGCCCGCACCCTCTCGATCCGCGCCATCTACAAGGCCGGCGAGGAGAAAGCTTACGAGCAGTTCAAGGCGATCCGCTGGGCTTCCACCAACGGCACCCCGGTTTGCCCGCGTTGCGGCTGCCTCGACAGCTACGAGATCACCAGCCGCCGCCGGTTCAAGTGCGCCGCCTGCCATCACCAGTTCTCGGTGACGAGCGGCACGATCTTTCATTCCCGCAAGATGGGCTTTACCGACCTTCTCGCTGCCATCGCGCTGTTCGTGAACGCGGTTAAGGGCATCTCCGCCCTGCAGCTCTCCCGCGATCTCGATTGCCAGTACAAGACGGCCTTCGTTCTCTGCCACAAGCTGCGCGAGGCGATGGCGAACGAAACCGCCGGCTTCACGCTGGACGAGGAAGTCGAGATCGACGGCGCCTATTTCGGCGGTTCGATCAAGCCGGAAAACCGCAAGGAAGACCGGATCGACCGTCGCCTCAAAGAGCACCAGACCGGCACCCGCCGCGTTGTCATCGCCCTTCGCCAGCGCATGGGCCGGACCCTGACCTTCGTCCGCAATTTCGAGCACGAGGGCGTCGCCCTGGCCCGCGAGCTGGTCGCATCCACCGGCACCGTCTTTGCTGACGAGGCGACGCACTGGGACGTTCTTGAAGCCTTCTTCCCCACCGAGCGGATCAATCACTCGGAAGCCTATAGCGAGGGCCACGGCAAGCACACGAACTGGGTGGAAAGCTTCTTCTCCCGCCTTCGCCGCATGGTCGCAGGCCAGCACCACGGCGTGTCGCCCAAGTACCTCGCCGCCTACGCTGCGAACGCCGCATGGTGCGAGGATCACCGTCGCCGCGACAACGGCGGCAACGCCTTCGCGCTGGTCGGCAATGCGATGCTGTCGCCGATCAGCCGATCATGGTGCGGCTACTGGCAGCGGTGAACGACCAACGCGATCGTTAACGCAACTTCAATTGACACGGACTTAAAAGGAAACACATATGACGTGAGTTGACGGACCACATCCTCAGCCGGAATCCCTCGGGATCAGAGATAATATCATGTCGGAAAGATCATTTAAGGTTACGGTCATGTTTGAGTCTCGCCCAGACGGCGGGCTGCGAGCATGGAGCGATGACGTGCCCGGTTTGGTGCTTTCCCACACGGACATAGATGGAGTTCTGGCGGACATTTGCCCGGCCATGGAAACCATTTTGTCGGCTCGGCTGAAAGCGGAAATCGAAGTCGAACCCTTACGCAATATACGTGAAATTCTCGAAAATGGCGGCATTGTCGAGCCTCGCTCGTTCATGCCGACACAAAAAGAATACGTCGCATATTGCCACTGACCATTGATTGCTAATCGCCTCCTGTCCCGATCCCAATGGGAAGGTAAGCTCCGACGCTGGGGTTGCTCTCCCTTGGAGGGGAAGGGTCCGCTTAATACGGCAGAGTGGTGGAAGGGGCCTGATGGATACCCTTTCACCGTTCCGACAGAAGGCACCGATGACCGTTGCGAGTTCTGGGCACTCCAGAAGCTCTGCGATGAGTTTGGCCAGCACCCTTCCTCGCTAGAAGACTAGATCGCGCCATCGCTAGTGAAGATAATTTCACTCACACCCGCATCCCGCAGCGCATAGAATACGCTCCCGCGTTAGCCCCGCGCTGAGCGCCATACAACGTACAAAATCCGGTCGCCATACCTCAGCCTTGCAGACGCCACACCCGCGCGTCCCCATCCCAACCGTCCCGCACCACTCCGCCTTGTCGCTCCAGCCTGTGCAACATCTTGCGCACGGCTGACAGGACGGCGGCGGGTTCCGGCTCGTGATCGTCGTGTAGCTTGAACAGTGGCGTCACCGCTTCGGCAATCTGGGTGGTCGTGGCGGCTCCTGTAGAGCGCATAACGGCGAGCATGGTCCGATGCCGCGCCAGCACGTCCGCCCGCTTTGCGCGTGGCGTGGTGGCCCGCTGCAGCGGCTTCACCTTGTGCCCGTCCGTCACGCCGAACATCGCCAGCACCGCATCTAGGTGGCCCAGATCGCGATCCACTGCGGCCAGGTGCTCGACGGCCCGGACACGTTCCCCTGCCATCTCGGCGCGTGTGGTGAGCAGCCCGGCTATGGTAAGCTTGTAGCTGTCGGTTCGGGTGGCGCGGTGCTTTCGTTCCATGCGCCCATTATCGGGCTAGCCGGCTGTTCCGCCTACCGAAATGCTGGTGCATCTGCTACATAAGGGCGCAGAGATGGATCGCGCCGGGATCGACCATGTGCCCGCCATAGAGCGGCGAGACCGGATTGTTCGCCGCGGCGAAATCCGGTGACGCCGGGTCCCAGAAGCCGAGCTGCGCCTCGAGGAACCGCCGCTGCACCAGGTCGTCCCGCCCGCCGGCGGAGAAATGCGGCACGAAGCTTTCCGACGATTTCGGATCGACGAAGACATTGGGCTGGTTCGGCCCCCGGTGGATCGCCGGGCAGCCGAGTTCGGTGAACCAGATCGGCTTCGACATAGGCACCCAGGGCGAGGTACCCGCCACTTCCACGCCGCCGCGCCGCTCGACATGCGGGTACGCCCACCAGCTGGCGATGTCCTTAGGCCGGAACACCCAGGGCTTGCCCGCCGCCTCGTCGGTGATCGGCGTGCGCAGCCCGGCCGCCCGGTCGGCGTCGCTGGCATAATACCAGTCGAAATACTCCCCGCCCGCGATCCCCGCGCGCAGCGCCGGCAGATCGTAGTCCGACGGCGCCTCGTCCGTCCCCGCCGCGCCATCGCGCCGGTCGGCCAGCGGCAGGTAATTGTCGATGCCGACGACGTCGATCGCCGGCGACGCCCAGAGCGGATCGAGGTGGTAGAACACGTCGCCCGAGCCGTCCGCCGGCTGGTGGCCGAAATACTCGCTCCAGTCCGCGGCATAGGTGACGATCGCATCCGGCATCATCGCCTTCACCGCTTCGGCGATGGCGATCAGCCCCTCGACGAAGGGGAACCGCCCCTCGCCGTCCCGGATCTGCGTCAGGCCGCGCATCTCCGACCCGATGACGAAGGCATCCACCCCGGCCAGCTTCGCCAGATGCGCCTGGTGGAAGATCATCCGGCGATAGGACCACTCGTTCGGCCCCGAATAAGCGATCCCATTCGGCCCGACGCTGAAGTCCGACGGATCGGCCGCGCCGAGAAACGCCGCGATGGCCGTCCGTGCCGCTGCCGTACCATTCGGAGAACCCGGCCGGCCGGGCGCGATGTCTAGCGTCAGCCGCCCGCGCCAGGGAAACGCCGCCTGCGCGGTCCCGCCATAGGGGTCGCACAGCGTATTGCCCGGCGGCACGTCCATCAGGATGAACGGGTAGTAGGTGACGGCGAGCCCGCGCGCCTTCAGGTCGGCGATCGCCCGCAACACGCCGGCATCGCTCGGCGTGCCGCCGAAGGCCGGGCCGCCGTCGAGCCGGCTGATCAGCCGCGCGCCGCTTCGCCCGACGCCGCCGGCCCGCCAGCTCTCCTCCTCGTCCCGCGTCGCCAGCTCCACCCCCGGCCGCAGCCGGCAGTGCCCGGCCCGCAGATCGTCGCCGAACCACGAGACCACCAGCGCCGAGCGCCCCAGCGCCGGGCAGAGCGCGGAGAGCTCGTCCATCGCCGCCGACCAGTCGCTGGTTTTGTAGAGCATGTTGCGGTTCATCAGCCGGTCCTCGCCCGGCCCCAGCCGCTCGCGCACGGGGCGCGGGTCGAGCCCGTGCTCGCTGGCGCCGGGGATGATCGTCATCGCCCGGATCTGGTTCTCCAGCCTTCCGACCGGGCGCAGCACCTCGCAGGAGATCTGCGGGATGCGGTTGCCCCAGCGCTCCAGCGGCAGCCGCTCGAAGACCAGATAGGCGAGGCCCCGATAGGCCGGCGCGTTGCCCTGGCCCTGCCGCGCCTCGATCAGCGGATCGGCCGCCTGGCTCTCGTCGCCGGGATACACGCGGTGGACGATGTCGGTGAGGTCGAGCTCCTCCCCATCCGCCCAGATCCGCCGGATCCCGGCGATCGGCCCCTCGCAGAGCCCGACGGCGACATTGCCGTAATAGCTGTAGGTCGTGACCTCGGTGCGCGGGCCGCCGCCCTTGCCGCCCTGTCGCTCGGTGTCGGAATCCTCCTCGAAGCGCGTCGTCCAGATCACCTGGCCGGCGACCCGGGCGCTGCCATAGACGCGCGGGATACCGGCGCCCTCGTCGGCCTGCATGATGCGGCTGCCGGTCAGCCGCGGCCCCTCGCTGCGCGTCGTGCCGCCGAACAGCCAGGAATCGACCGAGGCGCCGGCCAGCGCCCCCGCCGCCCGGCCGAGGATCGCGCCGAACGGCCCGCCCAGCACGCCGCCGACGAGGCTGCCCGCCGCCTGCAACAGGATCGTCGCCATCGTCTACTCCGGAAATCGAAAGACGCCGGCGATCCGCGCCGACCAGGCATGCGGCAGCGGCGAGGAGACGACGGCGGCGCCCTCATACGCGTGGATCACCCGCCCGCATGTCTCCACGATGCCGCAATGGCTCGCCGGCCCGCCGTCCCGCCAGCGAAACAGCAGGACGTCCCCCGGCAGCCTGTCGGCCGTAGGGACCGCGACGAGATGCCGTCGTGCCGCTGCCATCAGCCGGTCCGGCCCGCCGCGCGCCGCCCAGTCGGTGCGATAAGGCCCCGGATCCTCCGGCTCGTCGCCGTAGAGCTCCCGCCAGACCCCGCGCACCAGGCCGAGACAGTCGCAGCCGATGCCGCGCCGAGAGCCCTGGTGCCGATAGGGCGTGCCGAGAAACCTCCGCGCCACGGCCAGCGCTTCGGCCGGTCGCCTCGGCGCGCTCATGGCACCACCGGCGCGCCGTCATGCACGCCGTCGCTCTTGGCGATCGAGAACACCTGGTCGCCGCCCGGAATATGCGGGAAGCCGCGAAAGTTCGCCTGATTGCCGAACCGGTCGCGGCAGGTCGCGAACTGCCGGTCGCAGCCCTCGGTCAATCGCAGCCGGTCGCCCGCCTGGAGCGCCGCCTCCGGCGGATCGGCCAGGGCCACCCGCACCGTGCCGAGCCCCGTCGCAGCGGCCGTCACGATCTCCGCCGCCAGCCCCGCCGCCGCGCCTTCGAGGAACACCGCCCGCCCATGGCCGAACCGCCCGGGATCGCCGCCGAGATCGCCGGCCACCAGCACTGCCCCGCTCTCGACGCCGGCGATCGTGACCTCGGTCGTGAAGGGCGGCTCCTGTGCCGGAAACCGGCAGCGATGGTCGCCGAATACCGCGTCGCAGCGGCGGCGATAGAGCCGTCCGCGCACCCGGTCGAGCGAAGCGGTCCGGCCGCGCAGTTCCGCAGCAAAGCCGGTCTCGCCGTATTTCACCTCGCCCAGTTCAGCGACGTCGAGCAGCAGATGCGACGCCGGGTCCTGCCAGTCGACGACGAAGATCTCGACCCTCGCCCCGTCGAACCGCCCGGCCCTGATGTCGGCCTCGCTGATCGCCGCCGACGACAGCGCGCCCTCGACTTCCGCGGTCGTCGCCGCCAGCCCCAGCGTTTCTTCCGCCTCCGTCGCGCCCAGCCCCGTCGCCGCCTCGAACACCGTCCCGGCAAAGTCCAGGGGCGCATCGTGATCGGTGAAGCCGAACACCGCGCCGTCCTGGCGCGTCAGCCGCCAGCCATGCGCCAGCGTCGTCGTCGGGCGCGCCAGATGCGCGGCCAGCGCCGCCGGAATGTCTCTCATGGCCTTATCTCGATCAGGGGAATGGAGGGGATGTCGCCGGCCTCGAAGGCCGCGACGTTGACGCTCAGCTGCTCGATGTCGAAGCGCACCGGCACGTCGAAGGCGAAGCCCGCCGTCACCGCCGCCCCGACCCCCGGCGGCGCCGCGAAGCTCACAGCGCCCGCGACCGTATCGACCACGACGCCCGCCGCGACCTCCGTTCCGTCCACCGCCGCCTTCACCGTGCCCGCCACCGGCTTCTCGATCGGCCGGTGATACGCCGCCTCTCCCTCGCCGTAGGACTTCCGCAGGTCGAAGCGCGTCGTCGTCCCGTCGCCGATGCCGAGCAACTGGTCGAACGCCCCGACCGCCGTGCCATGCGGCGCCGAATGCCAGTCCAGCGGATCGCGAAACCGGAACCCTGTCAGCCGCCCCCGCCGCGCCTCGAAGAACGCCAACACCTCGGCGAGATCGGCCAGGCTCCGCAGCCCCGACCCGGCGTCGTAGCGGCGCACCGAGTGACGGTGCCTGAGGTTGCGGTGCTCGAACCCGGTCGAAAGCCGCACGATCTCCACCCGCCGCCCCGGCCCGCCGCTCGTCCCGAAGGACAGGCGCAGCGGAAACCTGACTTCCTCGAACGCCGCGATAGCCATCGCTACAGCCCCCGCCGGCCGCGGCCTGTCGCCCGCGCGAGCATCGCCTGGATCTGCGCCTCCGAGCGGCGGAAGCTTTCCGCGTCTGGGCTCGTCACGTTGAACACGATGGACGGCCCCGTCCCGCCGCCGGAAGGCGCCGCGACGCCCAGCGTGCCATCCGCGCCGCGCCGCAGCGGCAGGATCGCCTCCGCCCCCGCCTCGCCCATCAGCCCGAGCCTTCCGCCGGTCGGAAAGAAGGTCGGCGCCCCGACCACCCCGCCTTGCGCGAACGGCAGGATGCGCGGCGCCTGGCCTGCCACCGCGCCGCCAATCCCGCCGAGCACCTGGCCGATCCCATTCGCCGCCAGATTGGTCAGCGGCCGCAACGCGGCATCGAGTGCGATCGTCGAGATTCTCTGCCCAAGCTGGCGCAGCACCGTGTCGAAGCTCCGCCCGCCCGACACCGCGCCGCGCAGGGCCGAGCTGATCGCCGTGCCGAAGCTGTTCGCCCGGCGCGTCAGGTCGTCCATCGCCTGCGCAAAGCCGCTGGTATCGGCGACGATGGCAACGCTCAGCGTCTCGTCATCTTCCATGGATCGTCCCTCAAGGATCGGGGAATTGTGCGATCAGCGCGGCCAGCTCATCGCGCAGCGGCGGTTGCCTGGCGGACACGCCGACGGGCCCAAGCGCCGCGGCCAGTTCGCGCGGCGTCATCGCCCAGAAGTCGCGGGGGGCGAGCCGCAGATGGCCAAGCCCCGCCGCCATCGCCGCGTCCCAGGGAAAAGCCGCGCCGGCGCCGCCTTCCGCCGGCGCGGCACTCAAGGGTTTGGGGGCGGGCTCTCCTCCGGCGCGCCGAAGGCCGCCGTCAGCAGTTTCGTCGCGACCCTCGCCGCCCCGGCCGCGCCATCCTCGATGCGCATCGCCGCCACTTCGGCCTCGCTCGCCGTTTCGCCGGCGCCCCTTAGCCCCGCGCCGATGATGCGGATAAGGTCGCGCGCCGACAGCCGTCCCTGGCCGAAGCGTTCGGCAAGGTCCGCGAGATTGTCGGCGGCGAAACTGTCCTCCAGCTCCGCCAGCGCGCCGAGCGTCAGGCAGAGCGTCCGCTCTCTGCCGTCGATGATCGCGGATACCTCGCCGCGCCGCCGGTTCACCGCCATCCTCAGAGCGCCGCGAAGACCAGCGCGCCGGCCGATTCCAGCGTCGCCTCGAAGCTCACCTCGCCATTGTGCTCGCCGCCATATTCCAGCGCCGTCACCTGGAACGGCCCGGTGATCGTGCCAAAATCCGGGATCACCGCCTGGAACGGCACGACGCGCGACGCAAAGAAGATCTGCCGAAGCGCCGCGTCCGAGGCCGCATCCTTGAAGATGCCCGAGCCCGACAGCGACGCGCGCTGCACCCCGGCCCCGCCGAGCAGCTCGCGCCAGCGCCCGGCGCTCTCGGCGTCGGTGATGTCGACCGTCTCGGCATTGAAGGCGATGCGCCGCGTCCTGAGACCCGCCAGCGTGACGAACCCGCCATTGCCGGCCTCGTCCACCTTCAGGAGCAGGTCCTTGCCTTTCTGGGCCACCATCTCGGAAGTTCCTCCTCTCGGCGCCGGTGCACCGGCCATGAAAAAAGGCGACCCGAAGGGCCGCCTGGATGTCACTGCTGATGATTGTTGGTCTCAGGGGCGCCGTCCGCGCGCCCCTCGGTCAGGCGACCGGTTCGGTCACCGCCCGGAACCGCAATATGCCGTGATAGGCCGTCGATTCCGGCTCGCGCCGCGCCTCGGCGAATTGCAGCTGGAGATTGATCAGATGGTGGCCTTCAAGCGCCATCGCCGTGTTGTTGAGCCGCTCGACCACCTTGTCCATGATCTCGTAGGTTTCCTGCTTGCCGCCGCCTTTCGCCCAGACATGCAGCGTCAGTATGTGCTCGGCGCCGTCCTCGGTGCCGGTCGACCAGTCGACGACCGCCGTCCGGCCGAGGGTGAGATAGGGAAACTTCGCCTGCTCGGGCCTGCGGTCGAACACTTTCGGACCGCCGAGCAGCGCCGTCAGGCCCGGATCGGAGGTCAGGGTCTGGAAGATCACGCTCTGCAGTTCTGCGCTCGGATGCGCCATGTTCACCATCCTCGCTCGCGTTCCGTTATGCCTTGTAAGATACGTTGATCGCCGCGCGGGGAAAGAGACCGACGCGGCAAATATTCTGAAATTTTCGTAACCCACCGATCGGCGTTTTCCCCTGCCCGGGATCACGGGCTTCCCTGCGACCTTCGGCCTCGGCAGGCATGGCCGCCGCCGCCTCCCGCAGCCAAGACGTCCGCGGCAGCGGCGCACCGCCGACCAACTCCCGCACCGCTCGCAGCCGATCCCGCAGCGCCGCCGCGTCCACCGGCCGAACCGGCCGCAATCTCGGCACCGTCACCCGCACGGCGATCCGCATCAGGCCGCCTCCTCGCAGCGGCAGACCAGGAACCGCCCGGTCTCGTCCGGATCGTGCACCGACCGGATCACCAGCCGCCGCGCGCCCAGCATGAACGAGCGCCCGCGCGTCACCTCCGGCGTCGCCCGGCAGATCACCCGGTGCGTGATGGTCGCCTCCCGACTGTCGAACCTTTCGCGATCGCGCGTCGCCACCGGCTCGACATGCGCCGAGATTTCGCGCAGCTCGACCCATTCTTCCGACGCCCCGCCTGCGCCGTCCGGCGTCAGCACCGCCTCCTGCAGCGACAGGCGCTTCCTGAAGAGCGACGGATCGAGAAACAGCGGCGTCATCAGAGCGACACCTGCCGATACGGCGCCAGCAGCGACGCCGCCCGCGCCGGGATCGCCGCCGGCTGCAGCTGCGGATCAACCGCCGCCCGCAGCTCGTAGGACGAAGCGACGATCATCCGCAGCGCGACGCGGATATTCTCCGGCACCGCGCCTTCGCCGTAGCCCGCCTCGAAATCCACCTCGACGCCGTTGACCGCCGCCGCCCGCACCGCCGGCGACAGCCGGATCGCCTCGATCCCCAGTGCCCGCTCGACGATCGCCTCGTCGGGGTCGAAGCTCACCGGCTCGCCCCCCGGCCCGTAGGCGGTGATCGCCACGATCCCTACCAGCGGCCGCTGGGTCGTCTCGATCCAGCCATGCGCCGGCACATCGTCCAGCGCCAGGCGGAACACCCGTTTCGCCAGCACCAGCCCGGTCATCGCCTCGATGCCCTGGCGCGCCGCGCGGATCAGGTCGCCGATCAGCCCGTCTTCGTCGTCGCGCTCGATCCGGCACCAGCTCTTGGCCTCGTCGAGCGTCACCGGCTCGACGCCGCCGCCGAGGTCGATCGTCGTCGTCATGGTCGTCTCCTCGAAATCAGAAGCCGGCCGGGCGCCATCGCCCGGCCTCTCGTCGTGGTTGGCCGGATCGTCAGGCGGAAAATTCGAGGAACTTGGCGGCGTCGAAATCCTGCACCCCGCCGCCAACCCGCTTGGTCGTGTAGAAGAGGACGTAGGGCTTGGCGGAATACGGGTCGCGCAGCACCCTGACGCCCTGCCGGTCGACAATCAGGTAGAACCGCGCGAAGTCGCCGAAGGCGATCGCCTTCGACCCCGCCGCCATGTCCGGCATGTCCTCGGCCTCGACCATCGGAAAGCCCATCAGCGTCGCCCGCGCCCCGACGCTCGACGGCGGCTGCCAGAGATAGTTGCCGTCGGCATCCTTGATCTTGCGCAGCGCCGCCTGCGTCCGCCGGTTCATCACGAAGCTGGCGTTCTGCCGGTAGCCGGCCTTCAGCGCATGGACGAGGTCGATCAGGACGTCCGCCGCCGTGTCCGGCGCGAAGCCGCCATTCATCCCGGAAGCGATGGTGCCGACCGAGCCCCAGGCCCAGGCCGCCTCGTCCACCGTCGGCACGGTCATGAAGCCCGCCGGCTTGTTCACCCCGTCGCCCGTGACGAAGGCGGCGCTCTCCTGCGCGGCGAAGGCCTGCTCCACCTCCTCGCCGATCCAGCGGTCGATATCCACCGCGGCATCGTCGAGCAGCGCGTTGGTCGCCGCCGGCATGGCGTAGAGCTCCATGGTCGGGAAGCTCAGCTCCGCCAGAAGCGGCGCCGTCGTCTGCGGCCGCGCCTCGGTCTCGCCGACCCAGCCGGTCTGCGCCCCGGTGATCGCGAAGGGCTTCTTCAGCACCGCCGCCGAGACCGTGCGCACCGAGGCGATCGAGCGGATCGGCGAGATCGCCGCCAGCCGCCTTCCGATCTCCGTCTCGGTCTCGTCCGGCACCAGGAAGCCGCCATCCGCCCCGGTCAGGCTCGACATCGCCTTTTCTTCCAGCCGCCGCAGCTCGCGCTCGTCGCCGGCTCGCACATAGCGCTCGAAGGCCTGCTTGCGCTCGCTGGGCAGCGCCCTGCCGCCGCCCTCGTTGCCGGCCAGCGGCGGGCGCAGCTGCTTCAGCGCCAGCCGCTCCATGCGCCGCTCCTGCTCGTCGAGCGCCCGGCCGATGCGGTCGACCTTCTCCTCGGTCAGCACATCCGCGCTCATGCGCTTCTCGATGGCGCCGAGGCGCTCGTCATTGGCCTCGCGGAACCCCTCGAACGCCTCCATGAAGTCGTCGAGGGAGTCGCGGCCGCCCGGCGTCGCCGCCTTGGTCATCGGGGCGGCGGGAGAGAACTCGTTCATGCTTGTCCCCGTTCTTCAGTTGGCGATGGAAGCGAGCCGGCGATGGCCGGGCGGCGAAAGGCGGGCGTGATCAGCCGCGCCCGGTCGTGCATCGGGAAGGTCACCAGCGAGACCTCCCAGAGGTCGATGGTCACCAGCCGGCGTCGCGTCGCGCCGACGCCGCGGCGGGCCAGCCGGGGTCGGAAGCCGATCGACAGACCGTCCAGCGCGCCGGTGGCGACCAGCTCGGCCGCCTCGCGGCCCGCCTGCGTGCCGAGCGCCAGCCGCCCTTCGACGTAAAGCCCTTCCCGGTCCTCGCGGATCTCGGTCCAGACGCCGATCGGCCGCGCCGGATCGTGCTGCCAGAGCATGCGGATGCCGCTTGTGCCGCGGCGCCGCACCGAGGCGCCGAAGGCGCCGGGCTCGATCAAATCGCCGGCCGTGTCGGGATCGCCGAACAGCGCCGCATAGCCGCGGATCGCCGCCCCCGGCTCGCCCATAGGCAACGCCCGCGCACGGCCGCTCATTTGTCGCCTCCGCCCGATCCCGGCCGGGCCCGGAACAGGCTCTCGGCAAAGCGCTGCAGCACGCCGAGCCCCCACCAGGCGCAGAGGCTGGCGACGGCCGAGCCGATCAGCGCCAGCTCGATCGCCGAGAGGCTGTCGTCGATGCGCATCCGCTCGGCCAGGATCAGGGCAACCGGTGGGCCGAAGACTAGCCCTGAGACGATCCCGGTCAGGAACCGCGTCGCCGCCTCGCGCGGTCCGCGCGGCAGGAGATAGGCGACCGAGATCGCCGATCCGGCAATGGCGCCGACGAGCTTCGCCAGCCACAGCGCCAGGTCGGTCGCCGGCTCCGCGCTCATCGCCTCCACTCCCCCCGCACGGCGGCGTGACGCCGCCGCGGATTGACAATCGCCCAGCCTCGCCGCATGGTCGTCCCGTCCTGATTTTGATGTCGATTTTTTAGCGGTGCCTCTGGCGCCGCTCCTTTTTTGCGCGTCCGGTTTCGCCCGTTCGCGCCCGAAACCGTCAGCCCTCGGCGCCGTAGCCAACCGCCTCGCGCTTCTCGGCCCGCGACAGGAAGTCGGCGGACGCCACCCGGTCCCAGCGCGCCTCGCGCTCGGCACTCAGCCCTTCCACGCGGTCGAGATCGACCGAAAGGCGCAGGCTGGGTGCCTCGAAATGCCCGCCCAACCAGTCGCCGATTGCCCCGGTGAGCCGCGTGATCAGCGGCAGCACGGTGAGGCGGAAGAAAGCGCGGTTCGCCTCGGCATAGTTCGCGTAGGTAAGGTCGCCCGGAATGCCGAGCAGCATCGGCGGCACGCCGAAGGCGAGCGCGATGTCGCGCGCCGCGCCGTTGCGCGCCTCGACGAAATCCATGTCCTTCGGCGACAGCGCCATCGCCTTCCAGTCGAGCCCGCCTTCCAGCAGCATCGGCCGCCCGGCCCGCGCCGGCCCCGAATAGCCGCTGTCCAGCTCGGCCTTCAGCCGCTCGAACTGCTCCGGCGAGAGGTTGCCGCCATCGGCCGGCTGGTAGACCAGCGCGCCGGAGGGCCGCGCCGAATTGTCGAGCAGCGACTTGTTCCAGCGCGACGCCGCATTGTGCAGCTCCAGCGCCGCCTGCGCCGCCGCCAGCGGCGCGTAGCCGGTCAGATCCGCCAGCGGATGGAACAGCCGCAGATGCAACAGAAGCGGCGGCCGCTCGCTGCCCGTCTCCGCCGCGATCCGCCGCAGCGCCGCCCCGGCGCGATATTCGTAGGCCTCCGGCCAGCCATCCTGGCCCTCGACGATGCGGATCCGATCCGGCCGCAGCGCATGCAGCGCCTGCACCTGGCCCTCCAGTCCCGCCGCCTCGAGATACGCGTTGCCCGAGAGCAGCAGGTGCCCGCACAGCGCCTCGATCAGCGCCGCCCCGTCGCTCCCGCCATTCGGCCGGCGCAGCAGCTCGATGATCGGATGGCCCGCCACTTCCTCGGCGCCGTCATAGAGGACCGTCGGGATCGCCGCCGCGCTCTCCGCGATCAGCCGCACCGAGCGGTACACCACCGGGTTCTGCATGAAGCCCGACCGCGCCAGCGCCGCATACCCCTTCTCGCGCCACGCCCCGTCCTCGCCGGCACCCGAAAACACCAGCGCACCGCCGGCCACACCCGCGCCCTTGCGCTCGCCGGGCCCGGCCGGACGCGGGTCGTCGCCGCCGAACCAGCCGGCGATCGTTCTCTTCAGGCGCATGGTGATCTCCGAATTCCCCCCGACGAAGCCTCGTCGGCGCAACAAAAAACCCCGCCGAAGCGAGGTTATGAAGGGTCTCAGATGGATGTGCGGTGGAGCCGCTCGCCCGCTCAGGCCCCCATGGAAGCCAGGATGTCCTGCGTCGGCAGGATCAGCTTCAACGGGCTGATCGGGGTCGGCTGAAATCCGAGCTTCTGATAAAAACCTGCGGCCTCGGCATCGAGCGCATCCACCACGACGGCGCGAAACGCCACCGCTTGCGACGCGGAAGCGGCATTCCGCAGGGCATTGGTCAGAAGCGCCTTTCCGATCCCTTTGCCGTGCAGGTCCTCGTGCACTGCAAGCCTTGCCAATAGCGCGATCGGGATCTCGCTCGGCGATCCGTGTGGCCGTTGCGAGCGCGGCATGTCCTTGCGCAGGATTATCCCGGCGCACAGCGCATAATAGGCCCACACACGCATCCCTGCGTCGCGCACGACGAAGGTCCGCGTGTAGTTCGCGCTCTGGTTGGTCAGCGCCCTGTCCGACAGCCACGCATCCAGACTCGGCCTTCCGCATCGAAAGTCCGAGAAATTGTGGCTTTCGGTAAGCGGCTCGGGGGCAAAGAGCCCTATCGCTTCGAAGTCGCCCAC